CTGGAAATGGCCCAATTATTTCTTCAACGGGTGAAACAAACGTTGATTTAAATTTAAATCCTAAAGGATCTGGAGTACTTAAATCAGGAACAGCAGCAGTTAAAATTGCAGGTACAGAAACTATTTGGGTTCCAGCACAAGCTATGTTTGGAACAACTACAAATGGAGCTGACGCACAAGCAGTGGAAACTACAGCGACTCGACCAGAACTAAAGGTTTTAGATTTTGATGCAGGCACAGCTGAATATGCACAGTTCAGTATTGCAATGCCAAAATCATGGAATTTAGGTACAGTAACCTGGCAAGCTTTTTGGAGTCCAAGTAATACGAATACAGGAAATTGTATTTTTGGTCTTCAAGGTGTTAGTTGTACCGAAGGTGATACAGCCGATGTAGCTTTTGGAACAGCTACAGAAGTCACAGATGCTGGAATCGGAACTGTAGAAGATGTACAAGTTACGAGCGTGAGCGGTGCAACAACAATTGCCGGATCTCCAGCAGATGATGATTATACATTTTTTCAAGTTTATAGAGATGCAGCCGATGGTAGTGATACTTTTACTGGTGATGCCAGATTATTAGGAATTAAATTATTTTATACTACTGACGCTGCTAACGACGCATAGGAGTTTACAGTATGAAAAATATCGATAACTTACATATAATAGGTAAGAGTTCAAAAAAACCTTCTACAAGAGGTAAATCTTTTGGTTATCAAGTTTTAGGATTTGGTTCTGGAGGAGCTGGTAGTCCATTTATAGTTGCTACAGGTGGTACTGAATCAACAAGTGGAGATTATAAAATTCATAAATTTACAGGAGACGGCACATTTTGTGTTAGTGCCGCAGGAACTCCTGCAGGATCTAATACAGTAGATTATATGGTAGTAGCCGGAGGTGGTTCTGGTGGCAACGGTTGCGGTGGCGCTGCTGGTGGCGGCGGTGGCTGGAGAGCCTCTGGCGGAACAGCTTCTGGATGTTATACTGCGGGTCCTTCACCTTTAGTTGGCTGTGTTGCTGCATTGGCGGTAACCGTACAAGGATATCCAATATCAGTAGGTGGTGGTGGCACTGCACCCCCTGGTGGAGGTGGCGATGTGGGTGATAATTCAATTTTTTCAACAATAACATCAGCTGGTGGTGGAGGAGGTATGGGCAACGGTTTATCTCCAGTTGATCTAAAAGATGGTGGTTCTGGTGGTGGTGGTTCCCCCGCCTGCAGCCAAACAGCAGCTGGAAATGGAAATACACCCCCAGTTAGTCCTCCTCAAGGACAAAATGGTGGAATCGGAGCGAATCAAAACCCTAACCCAGGTTACACTGAATGCGGAGGGGGTGGTGGTGGAGCCGGTGGTACTGGTGGTAACGGATCAGCTCCCGCTACTGCAGGTGCTGGTGGAGCAGGTGTAGCAAGTTGTATATCTGCCTCCCCTGTTGGTTATGCAGGTGGTGGTGGCGGTGCAAAAGCAAATGGATCCTCAGCAGGTGGTTTAGCTAATCCTGTTGGTGGTGGAGGTAATGGAGCAGCCAGAACCAGTCCTCATGGTGGTGGTAATGCAAGTACAGCAGGAACAACTAATACAGGTGGTGGAGGTGGAGGTGGCGCAACTGGAAAAATAGCAGGCAATGGCGGTTCCGGTATAGTAATAATTAGATATAAATATCAATAAAAAATATTATGGCACACTTTGCAAAAATATCAGATACATCACAAGTTCTTGGAGTTCATGTAATTAATAATAGTGACACATTGAATGCGGAGGGTGTTGAAGATGAATCTGTAGGTCAACAATATTTACAAAAACACAGTAATTGGCCTGCAGAAATGTGGATTCAAACATCTTATAATACTCGTGATAATACTCATATTTCGGGAGATAATTCAAAAGCATTTAGAGGAAACTATGCGGGTATAGGTTATGAATGGGACTCAGGTAATAATATCTTTTGGCCTCCAAAACCTTATGCATCTTGGGTAAAAGATACGTCTGACGCTCAATGGCACTCACCAATTGGTGATGCACCCGATGATTTAACGGATGAAGAAAAAGAAGCGGCTATTTATTATATTTGGAATGAAGACAATAAATCTTGGGATAAAACCACTCCATAATTGATCTAGATCAAATTTTTTTAATCATATTGACATTAATATACCTTCCTTTATAAAAGGAATTGGTATGCAAAAGAAAGTATTATCAGAAATAGGTCTGTATTATGGCAGGATCGCAATGCCTAAAGGTTTTGAAATTGATCCTAAAAAATTAACTGGAGATATATTTTACCATAAAATTTATAATACAGAATTTCCAGTCTCTAAAACTTTAGATATGTTACATGCATATTTAAGAGAACATATTAATCTTAAATATGGTTTTACTTTAATTCCAAAAGAAACTACCGGAGATTTTTTTACTCCTCAAAAAAGCTCCTTATCTATGTTACAGTTAGACCCTGTTGATCTTAAAAATTCCCCTGATTATGTTATGCTGTATGGGGTAGATACTAAAGATTGTATTGTCGCTATAGATTATGATGATAATAGAAGAAAAGGGAGGTCATGGGAAATACCTTTAAAATCTAATCATTTTATAATGTTTCCCAGTACTCAAAGGTATTATATTAAACTAAATAAATCTGAACAAATAAACTTTATTTTAACGGCTACTTATGAATTTATCTAATTATTATTGGTATTTTAAATCTGCGCTTACACCACGTTTTTGTGATGAAGTTATTAAACAAGGACTTCAACAAAAAGAAGTCACAGCTCTTACTGGTGCTCAAGGACGGGCTAGAAATTTTAATAAAAAACCTTTAACCAAAGATGAAAGGAGAGATTTAAAATATAAAAGATATTCTGATCTTACGTGGATGAATGAAAGATGGATTTATAGAGAAATTCAGCCCTATATTTGGCAAGCAAATAAAAATGCAGGTTGGAATTTTCAATGGGATTATTCAGAAAATTGTCAATTTACAAAATACAAATTAAATCAACATTATGATTGGCATTCTGATAGTTGGGATAAACCTTATGATGATCCAGGTACATTTCAACATGGTAAAATTAGAAAGTTATCTGCAACATGTCAATTAACTGATGGATCAGAATATGAAGGGGGAGAATTAGAATTTGACACAAGAAATTACGACCCTCACATGAGAGACGAATCAAGACATGTAGTACGAGCAAAAGAAATATTACCTAAAGGTTCTATCATAGTATTTCCTAGTTTTCTTTGGCATAGGGTTAAACCTGTAACAAAAGGAACGAGATATTCTTTAGTTCTTTGGAATTTAGGAAACCCTTTTAAATAATGTACATAAGTGAATATTTTAAAACACCAATATGGTCAGAGCACAAACCTGAATTTGTTAATTCGTCAAACAAAGCTAGTGATAAATATATTAAGGAAGCTAGAAAAAATCAAAAAGCATATATCAAACAATCCGGGGACTTTGGGACAAGTTATCATTCAACCCCATTAACACAGGACAATGATTTTAGAGATTTGAGAAATTACATTGGTCAAAAATCTTGGGAATTTTTAGATCATCATGGTTACGATATGAAACAATATACACTCATATTTTCTGAAATGTGGGTACAAGAATTTGCAAAAAAAGGAGGAGGTCATCATTCAGCGCACATCCATTGGAACCAGCATGTATCAGGATTTTATTTTTTAAAATGTTCTAAAAAAACTTCTGTTCCAGTTTTCCATGAACCAAGAACAGGAGCAAGAGCTACTAAATTAAAAATGAAACCAGGAATAGAAACAAAAGGTATGTTTAATGGGAGTGAACTTATTCATTTTAAACCTAACCCAGGGGCATTACTTATATTTCCTGGTTATCTTGAACATGAATTTTCAGTAGATCATGGTATTGATCCTTTTAGATTTATTCACTGGAACATAACTGCTGTCCTTAAAGGGATGGCAAAAGAGACTTAAAAAAAATTGGCTTTACATGAGTTTTCAAAAAAATAAATATGTAGTTATTAAACAAGCTATTACTAAAGACTTAGCTACCTTTATTGCAAATTATTTTGCAATGAAAAAACAGGTTTATGATACCTGTCGTCAAGCTAGATTTATTTCTCCCTATGAAGTTTTATTGGGTGAGTATGAGGGCGCCGGTGGCCAGATTCCCCATACCTATTCTAATTATTCAGATATCGCTATGGAAACTTTAATGTTGAAATGTCAACCCATTATGGAGAAGACGACGGGATTAAAACTGAATCCTGCTTATACCTATGCTAGAATCTATAAACATGGGGATGTTTTAAAAAGACATAAGGATAGATTTAGCTGTGAAATATCTACGACGATGAATCTGGGAGGAGACCCTTGGGCAATTTATTTAAGTCCCAATGACAATGTAGGAAAACCCGATGGTAAAAAAATTACTGCTGAGAGTAAAGCAAAAGGCATAAAAGTAGACCTTAAACCAGGAGATATGCTGGTGTATAGTGGATGTGAACTAGAGCATTGGAGAAATAAATTTAAAGGTAAAGAACATATTCAAGTATTTTTACATTATAATAATCGCAAGACACCAGGAGCTAAAGAGAACATCTTTGACAAGCGACCTCATTTAGGACTTCCAAATTGGTTTAAACGATGATATATCCCTTTAAGGGAGGTAGTAATCCACCATACCTACTGCCTCCTTTAAAAGGATTTTTATGCTACAAAAGATAGGCTTTTTACCAGGGTTCAATAAACAAATCACTCCTACCGGCGCTGAAGCTCAATGGACGGGAGGAGAGAATGTTCGTTTTAGATATGGTACACCTGAAAAAATAGGAGGCTGGTCTCAATTAGGAGATAAATCTTTGTGTGGGTCTGCTCGAGCTCTTCATCAAATGGTCAACAAAGAAGGTATTAAATATGCCATCATTGGAACCAATAGAATTCTATATGCATATTCTGGCTCGGTGTATTATGACATACATCCAATTAAAACGGATTTTGGAGCCTTAACCGACAAGCTAGCTTCTACTAGCGGGTCTGCTATTCTTACAATTACTTTATCCTCTACTGCAGGAATGACAGCGGGAGATATTTTATTTCTTGAAGATGTTACACCTCCGACAGGGTCTGGTTATTCTGCATCTGATTTTGATGATAAAACTTTTATGATAACTGAAGTAGTAGATGTTACTTCTGTTACTATTACAATGGGATCCAACGCTAGTGCAACAGCTACGGATGGAGACTGTTCTGTTAAATGGTATTATCCAGTAGGTCCAGCTGAACAGGTTGGAGTTTATGGATGGGGT